AGTACCCGAAATGAAACATAATTTAGTAATTTTTGTTTTAACAACGCCTTACCTAATTAACTTTAGGTAGGGCTTTTTGTCATTATATGGAATTTAGCTTATTTAATTTTAGAAGTTCAAAACTACCTAACTATGTTGAAAGAGATAGTCAAGGAAACTTCTTTTACTCTTTTTTGGATAAACTATTCGGAAATAAAAACTCAATTACTGATACAACACAATACACATTAGACAACACGGCTTTATTAATGGTTCGTAAGTTTATTGCAGATTATGGGTCACTTGCTAAAATCCACGCTTATAAAAATAATAAACTATTTGCAGAAGATTATTTGTATGAAATAGCCGAAAGACCAAACCCAAATCAAACGTGGACTGAGTTAATTTGGCAATACTTTTTTTATGCTAATGCCGAAAATGTTTATTTGTATGCTCAAAATAATGTAGTTTATTTGTTGAAACGTGAGAATATTGAACTAACAACAGAGCAAGAAAAATCATATAAAAAATTATATTTTTCTGCTTCAACACGAAAAAGTGCATTAAAAGGTAATTTCAAATATAAAAACGAAAGTGGCGATAAAGATACATTAAAACTTGAAAACCTTTACATTATCAATATAATGTCGGGTATTAGTGGCGATTGGTTTAATGGTTCAAACGTAATTACATCGATTAAAGGAATAGTAGATAATAGCACAGAAGCAGTTGAAAGTAAAGGGCGTAATATTTTCTATACTAAAAAGATTTTAGTTAGCGGGAATCAGTCTGATGCTAATAGGATAGCTAATGGTGTGATGTCTGAAAAAGAGCAACAAAGTGTTTCAACATCGTTATTAAGCGACAAACCTATTCACTCGGTAAAAGATAATCTAAACATTAATCAATTAGTTAGCAACCTTAAACAATTAGGATTAGATGATAGTTTTAATGCCGATTTTGCTAAACTAACACGAATGTTTAATATTCCATCAGATTTAATTGATTTGATATTAAAAGGAGGTGTATTTAACGAGGGTAAAGAGAAATCTTTAGGATTATACGTTTATTATACTTTAGTACCGATGTTACAAAAGTTAACAGATGTGTTAGAAATAGTTTACGACCAAGAAGATTTACGACCGAGTTTTTCACATTGTCCGTTTAACAAAGTATTTGAAAAAGAAAAGCAAGAAGATATTAAATTACAATTAGAAAATTTAAAACTTGCTAAAGAGTTAGATGAGAATTTCGATTTGTCAAAACAATTAAAAGAAATTTACAATGGATATTAAAGAAATAAACAAATTACTAAAAGATAAAAATATTTCAATTGAATTAAAAAAGCAATTGGAAAAAAGAAAAAATATTTTGTTAAATGATAAAATTATACAAAAATGATAAAAGCATTAGAGTTCCCAAATAAGGAATTTGCAACGAAAGAGGATTTATTTAAAGCATTAGTAGAAAATAAAAAAGAACTTATTTCTATTAAAAAATCAGTTACTAAAAATGCTGATGCGGTATCTTTTGGTTATTTAGATACGTCGGTAAGAATTGATACTACTAAAGAAGATATGCAAGGACAATTAGAAAGTCCCGAACAATTAAATGTAAAAGTAGTAATTAATACAACTAACTTTTTAGATAGTCATAACGATTTGCATGTAAACGGAATTTGGAATAAGTCAGTAAAAGATAATGTTTCATTCTTGCATTTACAAGAACACGAAAGAGAGTTTGATAAAGTAATTACTGATAATGCTAAAGGATACATTCAGTCAATGACTTGGAAAAAGTTAGGTTTACCATACGATGGAAAAACCGAAGCGTTAATATTTGAAAGTACAATTGATAAAAAACGTAATGAATTTATGCTTAATCAATACGCTAATGGTTGGGTTAAAAATCATTCAGTTGGAATGCGTTACGTTCAATTAGAATTAGCGATTAATTCCGAAGCGGAATATGATAAAGAATACAAAGCGTTATATGACGAATATTATCCATTAATAGCAAATAAAGAAGTAGCAGACGAAAGAGGTTTCTTTTGGGTTGTTAAAGAAGCAAAGATAATTGAGGGTAGTGCGGTTGTAATGGGTAGTAATTCAGCAACTCCTACTTTAGAAAATAAAACATTTGAAGCCGACTTAGATGACACTTCAAATAACGAGCCGTCAAAAGACACTCAAGAGCAACAAGAAAAAAAGTATAACTTATTTATTAAATTGTAAAAAATGAAAAAATTTTTAAAATTCCTTGAAACAAAAGGATACAACAAAGAATCATTTGCAACGTTAGAAGCAGAAAAACAAGCTGAATTGCAAAATGAGTATTTAGGGACTATTGAGGAGAAAGCAGATAACGCACTTACTCAAGAGCAACTTACTGAAGCTATTAAAAAAGCTAAAGAAGAAATGGCTGGAGAAATCGAAAATCAGATTACTGATAAAATGAAAGAGCAAGGAAACGAAGATGTAAAAGATGCAGTGGCAAAAGCATTGAAAGACAATGACGAAGCTATTAAAGACTTCTTAAAAAACAAATCAGGTTCTTTATCTATTACAGTAAAAGCATCACAAGGTGCATCTGATATTGCAGATAGAGATAATTATGCTTTACATTTAGCAGGAACAGGAAGACAACCATTCAGAAAATTCAGTGTTACTGATTTATTTAGAAGAACTCCTGTAAATAAAGAGTATGTTAAATATCGTGAAGAAAATGTAGTAACACGTGATGCAAAAGTAGTAGTGGCGTGTGCAACATCAACACACAACACTAAAAAAACGTGGGTTGAAAGAACAGTACAAATTACTAAAATTCGTGATTTTGTTGATATTTGTATTGATATGATGGATGACTACGATTTCGTAGGTGCAGAGATTAAACAATTAGTTGAACAATCTTTGAAATCAAAAGAAGAAAGCGAAATTTTAGCAGGAACAGGAACAAACCCAACTGATATTTTATCAATTGAAACAATTGCTTCTGAATTTGACCCAACAAATGTTTTAGCTCCTTTTAATGGTGCTAATGGTTTTAAATCTCCAACACTTGCAGAATTAACAGGAGCAATGTCTGCTCAAATTGTTACTTTCGGTCAAGAAAATGCGTGGCAACCTGATACAATTTTGATGAATTATAATGATAAAGTTCGTTTTATGCATCAAAAGAATTTACAAAACGATTACTTACTTCCAAACTTTGTTCTTACAAATGGTGGTTTGTTAAACGGAATGACAATTGTAACTTCTCCTTTAGTTGCTCCAAATACTTTATATGTTATGGATTCAACAAAAGGTCAGATTTTAGACAGAAAAGCATTAACAGTTGAAATGTCTTACGAGAATGATACAAACTTTGAAACTGAAACAGTAACTGTTAAAGCGGTAGAAAGAGTTCAATTCCACGTGCCTATCATTGACAGAGATGCTTTTATAAAATGTACTGATATTGCACAAGCATTAAATGATATTACAATTCCAGTAGTATAATCTATGAGAACGTTAACTTTTAATAAAAACTTCGGTTCTTTTAAACAAGGCGAAACTTACGATATTGAAAATAATTTAACAGCTAATTATTTTGTTCAAAATAACATAGCAAGTGAAGAAATTGAAAACGTAGGTTGTAAAGATTGCCAACCAAAAGA